GGTGTTTAATAAATCGCTGAACTCAGTAAGGATTTCAGTATTGCCTATTGCAGGCGCACCTTCTGCCAGCGTACCGTTACCTATGTATAATTTTCTGTTATCTACTGACCAACCCAACTCTGCCGCCGATAATTGAGGTAAGTTATCTGATGTTCCACGTCTATGTTGTATGCGGGATATTTGTAATATTGCCACTTTTAGCGTCCTTAATAAGTATTTTACTTATTTATTATAAAATTGCTCTACTCTATCCCACCATTTGTTCTTCCAGAACTCTAGTTCGTCGCCTTCTATTTCAAACTGTTGGTACTTAAAGTCTCTTGAACACATTAAGATAACACCACGTTTAATTTGTGTCTCATGTGTCTTGTCATGTGCGCAAATATATGCACTTAATTGAAGGAAGTAGTCTTCAATCCATTCACGTTTTTTAGGCTTATTGGTCTGTTTAAAGTCAAGAACTGCAGGCTCACCTTTAAACATACCCACACAGTCTGTAGTACCAGCATAGAGTCCTGAGTAGTATAAAGGTACTTCAACACCCCAACACTCATTCATGTCTTTTAAACCAGTGTCAATAACTACACGAGCCATTTTGTCTGCTTGTTGTTGTATTAAGTTACTACCCGGTTTCTCTAGTGTGCCTAAACAATACTCTTCTAATTTTTTGTGAAGAACTGTACCAACGTTAGCGGCTTCAGTAACTATCTGCTGTGCTTTAGTTTCGCCTACACGCTTTCGCCAGTTTGCTAGTGCCTGCATCTTTTCAGCAGGTTTAGTTTTGTCCAGGATAGTAGTTACAGATGGAACAGCATCTCCCTCTGGTGTGAGGTAATGTCTTTTTCCGTTTATGTTTTTTCTGTTGATTCTTACGTATTCGTATCGGTCTGTGATCATAGATTACCAGGTAATTTGCCAATAAAGCTCAGTACCTGTTGTCGATTTGCGGACAATAGCATATCCTAGTTTTTGAAAATGCAAAATGACTTCTGCCATTTGCTCGGTTTTTACTGTGTCGGTTGTTGTACCCTGCCAGGCTGTATAATATGCTTGCCCAGTTACGTCAGCGTTAGTCATTACGCTACCAGTAATTGTGGTGCCGTTAATGGTAACTGTAGTAGCACTTGTAGCGGTTATTGTAAAAACCTCAGAACTAATTGCACTTAACACTCGTTGTGTTAAGATTGCTATCTCGCCTGCAACTACTGCGTTGCCTTGCGACTGTTCACGTGCGTTTGCTGATGTAGGTAAAAATGCCATGCTAGTAATCCTTTAGTGTATTTATTTAAAAGTAACACTTTCCCCACACCCACAACTTGCTATTTCGTTTGGATTGAGGAATACTAGTTTGTTGTTCACACCTTGTATTTGCATGTCAACTGTAGTGCCGTTAAGCCAGTCCTCATGCTGAGGTTTCCAGGTATATGTTATGCCGCCTTGCTTGCCAATTTTGTAACCTTCTGGTACTCCATCTAGCCAGTCAAGTTGATAACTGTAGCCTGTACAGCCTTCTTGTTTAAAACTGATTTGTAATGTTTTGTTATCGCCTACGTACTTGTAAAAGTGGTCGTATGCTTTTGGTGTGAATGTAATCATGTGTTTATTATAACAGATTACTGTCTACGATTCAATGCCCTTTTAGCCATTTGGTTAACTTTAACTTCTGGTGGCATATTGCCTCCACCTGGTTGAAGTTCGGACATTCCGCCGTCGAGGTTAAGAGTAATCATGTTACCCTCTACGTTTTTAATTAAATTTCTTATTGTAGGTTCGTTAAACAACTGTGTAATACTAGCAGGATCTATGTGTGTGCCAGTGTTAGCAACCATTGTTGCTAAACTATCTACAGTAATGTTTGGTTGCAAGTCTCGGTCACTTGCTCTGCCTTTTAGGAACTCAAGAACAGAAGCCAGTTTTCCAACCAGCTTCTGATTATCCTCATGCAACTCAGAAAAGCGCATTAGCGCATCTCTCTGCCGACTGGCTCTTCCTCTTCAGGTTCCATCATAGGCTCTTCTGCAGGTATTTCATCGCCTGCCAATGCTTGTTCTTCGCCTGGGATCTCATCGCCTGCCATTGCTGGAGCAGGACCTTCGCCAGTTATTACTTTACTAGCATCGTCCAGTGCTTGTTTGGCAGCCTTCATAGCATCTAATAAACCCTGTAATGTAGCACTTGCACTAGCAACATACTGTGTGCCTTTGCCCTCACCCATCTGGTCATTAATGCTGTCGCCTAATGGTGGTAAATCTTCATTAAGCATTTCACCTAAGTCTTCTACCATACCCTGTAGTCTATCAGTAATGTCTTTAGCGGCAAGAAGTGCTTCTGCCGTTTGTACTTCACCTTCAACTACTACTTCTACTTTACCGTCTAACCATTCAGTTACACTTTCTTTTACCATTAAAAGTTCCATGTAACGTGGGTTCTTCTCAGCAGAGTGGAATGCACTGCTGTTGCGGATTTTAGTTAATCCTGACTCAATAGTTTCTAGTAAGCCTTCTGCTTTTAGGACTGTCATCTTGTCAAAGTTGACAGCAAAGCCGAATCTGCTTTCCATAACCTTATTTGTGTTCTTTTTCTTTAGCTCGTTAAGTTGCATTTTAAGAATTCCTAAATTTAATTATATTTAGCTAGAATAATTGTTTTCTTACATTCTTGTTCCACACGTTTCTTAATTGGGAGCAAATTTGTATATCTTGCGTAGTTTAAGTGAAACTTTTCTTCGTTGTTTTCTTTAAGATATTTTGTAAGTCTTTGCTTGTATAGTGCTATATCAGTTGTATAATTCTTTAACTTTTCATCTAGTAACTTTATTTCAACACACCTGGTTAAGTTTGCTGTTTGATAATGACTTGCGTAGCACACCGCATGCCTCTGCTTATAAAAACTGCAAATTCTGTCACCAGGTAGTTTTATATAGTATGATTCTTTGTTTTTGTATATGCGTATTCTACCCACCATTAAACTTGAATCCGGTGCTTGCCATATTAGGCTAGGGCTATTCTTTAGTATTACAGGTAGATGCTTGGATGTAAACTTTTTAAGTTTCTCTGCGTTTTGTTTTTTCACGGTTATAATGCGGGTGTGTTTGTGATAACGTCGATTAATTTTAGTGTTAGTGCAATAACAGCAGTTGTCATTATGCCTAAGGTTGCACCTGCGATAGTAATTATTCGGCTATTAATTCGGCTAACAATTTTGTTCATGTCCTCTTTCATACCTAAGACATGACTGGATAAGGAATCTATTCGACCCTCCATGGTTTTAATATTCTTGTTCAATTCATTATACCTTTCGGCACATAAATCTACGTGAGCCTCGAGACTTTTCTTCTCGATTTGTTGTTGTTTTATCGCCACTTCTCTATCCTATGTAGTTAGAATTACAATAGTTTGCCTGTAGTTTGAATGCCGAGTAGTGCCGTAAGTGTGCCGTAATTAACGATATTTAGCACATTTACTGTCTTAGTTTATAATATATGTTAATTCCTATTTGCAACATGGCAACTTCTAACTCTATTGTCTCTTGTAATCCCAGTATTATAGGTATATTGTGTGTATCTTGGCTTAGGGCAAAAACAGGATCGTCTCCTACTTTATAAACATCTGGCTGCTCTGGACTAAAACTAAAATGCCAGACATCTTGAACACTGTCTGAATCTGCAAACTCGTAAAGTGAAATATTTTGATTACGCAGTCGTTTAGGATCTTCGAGGTAAACTGGTTGTGCTCTAAGACTAATTACCTGCACACAAGTTTCGTAGTTACGTTGTTGGTTTCGACTTCTAGACCAAGAAATTTCGTCATTAATAAATTGGTCTGCATCATCAATAAACATAGGCATCCCATGTTTATAATACGCCACAACTCCTGTTCTAGTAATGTCAATCAATGTATAACAGTCAATTACACAACTACCCCTGCCTTCAACACTACTTGCACTATACCCGTGTATTTTACTCATATGTAAACTTGCCTTTGAAGGGCTCTGGGTTGTTGTTATGCAAAGGATCTATGTGTTTAAAATATCTTGCCCATTGAACGCATTCATCTAAGTTAGCGTGTACGATACAATCTATCGTTGTGTAGTTAAGCATTTCAGCAGTAACGAATCTGTTACATCCCATTTTTACACCCCATATCATACCGTCTTCGTTTATAATAGGTTTACGATTTATACCTGATATTGCCTGTGCAATCCATAGTCTTTGATCGACTCTACACACATGTATAGGATACCACATCCCTTGTTCTTTCATAGTTGGCAAAGTTTTCCATTGTTCTCTGCCGTCCTTATGTAAAGTCATAGGGCTTAGTTTACTTAATGGGATAGTTTGTATCCTTGAATCTCTGTATATACTTTGACAGTTCATAAAAAAAGGCACACAAAATATGTATGCCTTTTTATTTATAGTGCTAAGTTGCTATTATGTTAAATCTAAGCCAGGCTCTGTAACGTCTGAACCTGTAACATTGATTGAGTTCAATGTTGTAGTAGCACGAATAGATGCTTGCAACGCTGCCGCTGTCCAGCTAGAACCTTCAACTGCAACACTGATTTGTCCTGTGTTGTCGCCTTCTACCTGATATGCTAGGAGAGTTGCACTTCCTTCGTTTGTGCCGTCTGTGTAGTTTTGAACAATTTGTAAAATTTTCTCAACACACTCGTTAGGTCCCATTTCTGTTCGCATGTCCTGGTTAGTGTTAGAACCGTTTTGGACAACGATTTTGAAAAATGCTAGTTTACGTCCTGCAACGTCTACTAGTTCGTCTGCTGAAATATCGCCAACGTTTGCTACTGATCTGTCGTATGACACGTTACCTGATGGTGAACCGTGTACTCTTGTTAAATCTGCCATCTGTAAAACTCCTTAATTAAGTATTTGTAGTATTTATACTAGACATAAAAAAAGGCGTACATAAAATACGCCTTTAGTGTTACTGAGATATAAAATTATGATGTTGCTAATTTCATGCCTGTGTCTGTTACTGTGGAACCTGATACGTCAACTGTGTTGTTACCAACTGTTGTACCGAGTGCCTGAATTGCTGTTTGCATATCTGATGCTGTCCAGTTAGAACCAGCAACCATTACACTGATTTGACCTGATGTGTCATCTTCAACTTGGTATGCTAAAATTTCACCACCGTACTGATCGCTAGAAACTTCTGAAGCCTGAACTGCCTTAAGAATTGCTTCAACAGAATCACCTGTATCGACTTCTGCTTGTAAGTCTTGTGCTTCTGAAGAACCATTCTTAACTATAATTGCCATCCATGCACATTGTCTACCAACGTTTGCAACTGTAAGTGTTGCGTCCAATACGCCGTCTGCATCTGTATCACCCTTACTAGCGTCTACTGCAACTACGCCTAAAGGATCACCGTGTACTCTTGTTACGTCTGCCATTTTAAAACTCCTTAAATTTTATTGTCAATAATTTATTGACTTGCATTTATTTATCAAAGATTCTTAAATTTACTAAAGTATATATCCAAATAAGGGGTGCTGGAACGTACACTCTGTTTAAGATTTGTTATTGTTGTTTTTTTCTTACCGTCACCGTAGTTGTCCCAGTAACTTACTAGTCTGCGTATATCTTTAAGTTTACCGTCCGTTATCTTTAAACTGGACTCTAATCTAAGTAATAGTTCTCTGTCTCGAGTAATATGTCTACGATCATTTGAAATGTCTAGTAAGTACCGCTTAATGCCAAACTCTGGCACAGAGACTGACTTGTCAGACTTTAAGTGATCATCTACACTGTCCTGATTATTTAATACTGAAATAAGGTTATACATATCAGTCTGGGCTGCCTTTAACCCTGGGAAGCCTGCAAACTGATATGTTTTATTAGCATATTGTTTAACCCAACTTTTATCATAATGCCTGATTATTTCAAGCATCAATATAACTTGATAAAGCATGTGTCCTAGATCACGAGCACTCATTCCCCTAAAATCATGCTCGTACCTAAAAATTCTGCTTTCATTTATTTCTTGAATAAAGTCAAACAACGCCCATCCCCTCTGCTACCTTGTTAAAAACGGTTTGAGCCAAGTCACCTGTTAATCCGGTGAGTTGTTGGAACTTCTCCATGTCCTTGGCCTGTACTGCGCCTCGAACATCTGTCGCTCTTACATCACCTTTGTCAGTGTTTGCAAAGCCAGTTACATCTTTAAACTTGTAATAACCGTGACGTGCTTCAACGCCATTAAACTTTTTAAAACTACCAACAAAGTCGTTAATTCTTTCTGGATCTCCCACAAAAACTAAAGTAATGTTCTCTGCTTCTTTGGGATCGTATTTGTTATAAATTGCCACAATAGCATTATATACAGTCTTAATACTAGCATCAGCTAATATGTTATCGCTGTATGCAGGAAACATCTCTTTCAGTATAGCAACTTTGTCTGCGTACTGTAGTGGATTCTTTTTAGGATCATTAGTTTGTCCTGTGCCAATCCAAAAGCCATAGTTTCCTACAGATTCTAATTTCTTAAACACCTCAGCGTGTCCTAAATGTGGTGGCTGAAACCTGCCCCAACTAAATGCTACACGTTGTTCTGGTGCTTCTCTCAATATCTCTTTTGCTCGCATAGTACTACTTATCTTTATATATTTTTATTAGGCGTCCAAGTTGGTTGATCAATCATCTTTATAAATTGACCTGGCAAATCTGATTTAAACTCCTTACCAGGATGTGCTTGCACATAACCTTCAGGATCTGTTTGCCTAATGTCGCCGTGTTTTGCAGAACCTAGTTGTTTTAACACCAGATTCTTTTGTCCTGTAATCATTTCAACAGCACTTAATGTTGCATCTAATCCAGGATGCTTCAGTATCTTCTCTGCTTGTCCTGCACTTAATTTAGTCTGCACCCAGTCAGTAAAGTCTTTTTTGGCACCAGGTATTCTAAGTGTTTGGTTATAAAACTTATATAACACATCACCTGGTCTCTTTAAGCCAGGTTGACCACCAATAAAGTCATCTATCCTGCCGGCATTACTGCTAATGTAACGTTCCACCACTGTTAACCCTGAATCATCTAGTTCGGGTTTTGCTTCTGTGTATGTTGTTCCTTGTACAATAGTATCTGCTGTACTCAAGTTCTCCACATTATCTAAACGTCCTTCAGGTGCTGTTAGTTCTTCGTGGTAGCCAGTAACTGCCACCATAACTTTAGCATTAGCAATACGCTTGCCTAAGTCGCTGTCTGCTGGAATGTGAAACTTTGTTACATTGGGCTTAAATTCGTATTCGTTTGTGTCCTTGTTTAACACAGCAGGACTACCTGGATGGAACAATAAGCCACCTTCTACCAGTCCTTTCTTAGGACTTGCTTGGCGTAAGTACTGCCATAATGCACCCATGTCTTGAGCAAGTGCTTGTCTAGCATCTTCTTGCCCTGGTTTTACTCTACCAGTTCCTGCCACAAAATCTACAACATCCTGCGGTCCTGTTGCCAGTGTAGGAATACCTGCACCAACCTCTCTCACACCACGCTTAAGGTATGCAAGAGCATTCTTCATCAGAACCGTAAACTTACCATTAACTTCTCCCCAATACACAACAGGCATTCCGTCCCATTTTATCTCTATGCCACCAGACTCCTGCATGTCACGTAGACGCTCAACGGCATGTAATCCACCACGACTACCGTTAGTGAATACCAGGTCTTCAATGTGTTGATACTTTCTACCTACTGTAGGTTCTGCCACTTTTGACTCCACTCTGTTGCCATATACTTGTTTTTAATTGCATCGTACTTTTTAGGATATGGTTCCAATGCTTTTAGTAACTTTGTTGGGTTGCCCATATCACTTGCTGTGGCACTGGGGCCAATAATAATCTTTGCTATCTCATCTTTGTTGTTAGTGACTAGTTCTTTAGTTTCTCTGTTGACTAGTCCTTTGTATGGACTCATCATTAAACTTTCTGCTTCGGGAGTCGCACTCATGTTCGCTAGGTCTGCCCACATTGCATGTAGTGTGCCGCCTTTCATTTGCGAATCTGTGTAATCGTGCGTGTGTAACGGCTGTGCCGCTTTGGCATTTTGTACTGCCATTATGTCTACTTGTGCTACACCACCATCACCGTTAGGTATGCCAACATGTACACTAACGCCTGTGCGTTTTGTTTCTAATCCCATGTTCGCAAAGTGTTTTTCCAATGCTTGTCTTGCAAGTTTAAGTTCTTCTAACGGAAATACTTCTAATAGTTGGTCTGCGTCAATCAACACATCAACATCACTACTAACACTCTTTTTACCTGCTGAACCTATTGGATATGAGTCTATCCCTAAGGGCATAGCCTTATTAAGATTTTTAGTAACCATGTCTATATTCATAGGTGTTACTGGTACTGCTGAAGGAATTGCCTTGCCGCCTTCAGTTATCATTTTCTACCACCTTGACTCTTTTCCCAGTACATGTCTATAACATCTTGGGCTCTGCTGATTGGGTTAATATATGCTTCTCTGTTTTTGGAATACCATCCTGCTGGTGTAAGGATATAAGACGAATACCCTGATATTTCGCTTTGACCTTTCATACCTAGTGCTTTATTAATATCTGCTGTAGGTGCTTTAAAAGATCCCATGCTCAACTTCTCATGTGGTTGTCGATGAGGAATAAAATTTTGACTTGCGGGTATGTCTGCTAACTTGTTAGGATCAACATAAACATCTACACTGTCTAAATAAACTTTGTCGTTATTAGTTGGTCTTGCACCTACCCAGCCTTTAGATTTTGCATACGCTATTTTACTATCTAAAGTTGCGTTAGGATTTCCTTCTGGTTTGTTTGGATCAGATATCTTAGTTGCTTGTGTTGTGGTCTGATCTTGTGGTTGTTTAGGATCTTGTATCGTGTCTTTAGGATCTTGTATCTTGTCTTTAGGATCTTGTGGTTGTTTAGTTGAATCTTTCTTAAGATAACTAGCAACTTTTTTACCTAATGCTCTACCAAAGCCTCCTCGAGCGCCTGCACCAAAGTCGTCTGCAAATCCTTCCGTTAATTCTTTAATTTTCACGTTTAACTCTCCTAATACCTCGAGTAAACTTTTCTGGTTCCCCAGTTCTAATAGAATTTAACAAACGCTTTTCTAAATTTGCCGCTGTTTCCGCATCGTAATTCTCTCTGATGTGCTGTAATAAATTAATTGCACTTTTTATAACGTTATTAGCTCTGTTTTCCACTAGACTATTACTGTCTCTTTTTGAAACAAATATGTCTAGTTCGTCTAATAAACTTCTTGTTTTCTTTTGCACGCCTATACTCCAGGATTAAGTATATTTATAGTATCTGTAACTGTTTGTAAAGTACTTTGGTAACTATCAAACATGTAATATTATACACTCACTGCATCAAAAAAGCAAGTGAAATAATAGCCAAATAAATACTTGTGGAGGCTTAGAATGTCAAAGATTTTATTTTTAATATTGTTTATTCCTACTTTAGTATTTTCAGCAGAACAGCACCAGATGAACGAAAATGATCTGGCACTGGATATCAGCAATGCTGACACAGTACAAAATGGTCGTGAATGGTATGATAGACGCTGTTCTTTCTGTCACGGCGGCCAAGGCAAAGGTGGTAAAGGTCCTTGCCTAACATGCGGCAAGTTTACGTACAGTGCAAATACCAATATGGCTATATTCACAACCA